ACGAAAATCCCCTTAACGAAGATTCACCAGAGAATCCAATTAGACGTTTCGTCATTGGGCCTCAAATCTTTAACATTATTAAATCAGCATTGATGGACCCAGAAATGGAAAACCTTCCAACTGATTATGTAGCAGGAACAGATTTCCGTTTATCAAAAACCACTAAAGGTCAATACGCAGATTATTCTACAAGTAAATGGGCAAGGAAAGAAAGTTCACTTACTGAGGAAAACTTAGGCGCAATTGATACTCACGGACTATTTAATCTTAATGATTTTTTACCCGCTAAGCCAGCCGCAGAAGGCGTACAGGCTATTGCAGAAATGTTCCAAGCATCAGTAGATGGGGAGTTATATGATCCTGCTAAATGGGGTCAGTTTTACAAACCCTATGGACTTGACGTTCCTAAAGTATCTGGAACCCAAACACAATCAACGGTTGCACCGGCTCAAACTGCTCCAGCAGTACCACAGCCTGCAACAGAGAGTGTGGCACCTGTAACAGCACCTGCACCAGCAGTAGCAGAAACAACTGCACCAGCAGTAGCAACTGCACCTGTAACAGCACCTGTAACAGCACCTGCAACAGCAGAGGCTAGTGAAGACGTTGGCAAGAAGTCGGCTGATGATATTCTAAATATGATCAGAAACAGACAGTCGTCTTAAGGAGTAAATTATGCAGAAACCTTTTGACCTAACAAAGTTCAGAACTGGAATCACTAAAAGCATATCCGGTATTAGTGCTGGCTTCCATGACCCTAGAGATTGGATCAGCACTGGTAACCACACACTCGACTATTTAATTAGTGGAGACTTTGCAGGGGGTGTACCCCTCGGCAAAGTAACTGTGTTTGCAGGTGAGTCAGGATCTGGTAAATCATTTATATGTTCTGGAAACATTGTAAAAAATGCACAAGATAAAGGATGTCAAGTAGTATTATTTGACTCTGAAAATGCATTGGATGAACAATGGTTACAAGCATTAGATGTTGATACAACACCTGAAAAACTATTAAAAGTAAGTGTTTCAATGATTGACGATGTTGCTAAAGCAATTAGTGAATTTATGAAAGACTACAAAGCAAACTATGGCGACATGGAGTATGATGAAATGCCCAAGTTGTTATTTGTTATTGATAGTTTAGGAATGTTATTAACACCAACAGACGTAGCACAATTTGAAAAAGGTGATATGAAAGGTGATATGGGTAGAAAGCCAAAGGCATTAGCGTCTTTAGTTAGAAACACCGTAAACCAAATAGCACCATATCCAATTGGAATAGTAGCAACAAACCACACATACGCATCGCAAGACATGTTTGACCCTGATGATAAAATCAGTGGAGGACAAGGTTTTATATATGCGTCAAGTATTGTAGTAGCAATTAAAAAACTTAAACTCAAAGAAGATGAGGATGGTAATAAAGTTTCTACAGTACAAGGTATAAGAGCCGCTTGTAAAGTAGTGAAATCAAGATACAGTAAACCTTTTGAAGGTGTACAGATTAAGATTCCATACGAAACAGGAATGGACCCTTATAGTGGTATGTTAGAAATGCTAGAAACTAAAGGCATTGTTGCTAAAGTAGGAAATAAACTTTCTTATGTATCGCCTGTAACTGGAGAAGAAATCAAAGAGTTCAGAAAAGCATGGACTAATGAGAAACTTCAGGTAATTATAGATGAGTGGGAACAAAATCCTATTGCACAGAAAGAAGTAATAGAAGATGTGGACCCAGATGATCTTGAACCAAACGTAGAGGAATACGCAGATGAATCCTGAAGTAGCATTGTTACTAGAAACATGGGATAGCATTAAAGCATATATGCCCAAAAAAGAAAGACTCAACATTGCAGAAATATTAGTTAGAACATTCGATGATAACGTAGATGTTTCTGAAGTGGAACACCACATCATGGAGTTTGATGCAGTAATGAAGGCGGCTATTGTTAGTCACTTTGATTTACTTGAAGATGACGAAGAAGATGATGAAGATGAGGAATGGGGATAAATGGCAACTTGGTATAATGAAGTAGTTTCTGATTTAAGCAAAATGGTTGACGCCATTGCTTATTACGAAAACGAACTTAATGATGCCAAATACGAATGCAGAATAAAGGGGAGCCTGGAAAAAGCCAGTTCCTCCCTTCCCGG